AGGTTCTTTTTGCTGGTAACTCGGCAGACATTGGACTATCTGTTGTTGGTGTTATCACAGCAAATGCTTTCAACGTCAGTACAGGATCATCTACACAATTTTTAAAAGCAGATGGTACATTAGACAATGAAAGTTATATCCCAACAGTTAATACATTGCCAATCCTACCGTAGTAATATATAATATGAGGGAAGAACCTTATAGTCTTCGCCCCCTGTTGAATTCAGCAGGGGGTTCATTAATAGCAGGACTTATTTTAATTATACCATTCTTAGTAATTCTATTATGACTTTTAAAGTATATTCAAGAGACGGCTGCCCCTATTGCAGCAAGGTCGAACAGGTGCTACAGTTAGCAGAACTGAAGCATGTCGTCTTCAAACTTGGAAGAGATTTCAATCGTGAAGACTTCTACGGTCAGTTTGGTCAAGGTTCAACCTTTCCCCAAGTCGTCTTGAATGACACACAAAAACTTGGTGGATGTACCGAGACTGTTAAATACCTCAAGGAGAATAAACTGGTGTAATGGAGAACAATTTCTGCGAAGTGTATGACGACGTTGAGAAGGCAATCGATTATGCCTTCGAAGGGAAATTCGTACTTAACTTTTACGAGTACTTAAAAGTTCGTAAAGCAAAAAGAGCAGAAGTAGAAGAATTTATTGAGAGTTCCTGTGCTGCTAATCTCAACTTTGTGATTCTAGATCTTGAAGAGTACATTAAAGGTGGTCCAGATAACGAACATAAACAACTTCGTGAGGGTTATGGTCACATTCCTAAACCCCAAGCAAGAAAAATAAAAGACTATCTTTATGGCATCCTCAAGGATGCGTGGCAGTACAGTTATGACAAACGACCAGGACGACGGAGAAAACAATCTAAATAAAGATGAACTCCAAATTAATCGGGGTGTCGAGTTACTACTACGGAAAAGGAGGCGGAAACAGGATCCACCAAAATCATTCCAAGTTAAGTTTGGAAAGATGATTGCCTTCTTTAAACGCGAGATCGTCTTCCACTTTAACTTTTACTTGGACATACGCAAGAAGTAAAGTATCGGGAGCACGGTTATGTTAGCAGTAACACTTACAATTGGAACTCTAGTTTCCATCATGATGTTTTTTGTTGGAGGTGTAGTAGGATGGTTGGCCAAAGAGCACGCCTTCCAAACACAACCAGTTTATACACATCCCGAAATGTTTGACGAAAATGGTAATGTTTTACCAGATGAAATTTTAGCCGTGAGGTTTGAGAACACATATGACTACGAAGACGAGCACGACGAGGAAGCCTAGAGCAACTAGAAAACCCTCAGCAGCAAAGAAGCCAGCAGCGCCTAGAACACCCAAGACAGACTCTCTGCCTGTAAATCCATTCCTTCATGAGATCTTCGCTCTCTGTGACGCACAGAAGACGAAAGCAAAGAAGGTTGAGGTGCTACAGAACTATGAACACATGTCATTGAAGGTTGTATTTGTTTGGAATTATGATGAATCAGTTGTGTCCCTTCTCCCAGAAGGAGAGGTACCTTATGGAAACGTTGAGGAACAAACCTCATTCTCTGGAAACCTTTCTGCGAACCTTGCAGCAGAGGCAAGAGGAGGCGAGTCTGCGCTTGGGCAAAAACTAGATTCAACTGGTCGTACCAGCTTGCGAAAGGAGCACAACATCCTGTATAATTTCGTTCAGGGGGGCAACAATAGTCTCTCTACCATCCGTAGAGAGATGATGTTTATCAATCTCCTTGAAGGTCTTCATCCTCTTGAGGCAGAGATCTGTATCCTTGCAAAGGATAAGGCTCTGGAAGACAAGTACAACATTCCTTTTGATGTAGTTCAAGAGGCATATCCTGATATCCAATGGGGCAATCGTTCATGAGTGAATTCCAAACTATTAATCCTTCCGATTATAGTTGTCAAATTCTTCAAGAGAAAACCACTCTTGAAGAAGCAAACGATAAGTCTCTCCCTAATGATGGGAGACTTATCTGGTATGTTGTTGATGGTGTAGAGCATGTGGATCTAACCAGGTGCAAGAAAACATCTCAACTATTTGACTTTTATTATGATAAGTATGGTCCAGGGTCAGTCCAAAAGATTGACTTTGGATTCGGACAAGTTAATCCCAAACTATGGGGATACAAAAAACCAGAAGACGATAAGAAAAAACGATGAACACAGGTGGCGGTGGATTCTTTGGTCCCGTTGATCAAAGTAAAGATAACAACATCAAAGCAGTTATCAATGATGATGAGGTCAAAAAACTTCTGAAGAGATACAAGAAAATCAAAAAGTATATGAAGTCACCGATCTATGAGGTCAAGGTGATGGATGGCAACGAAGATGTTGTCAGCAAACTTGTAGATGAGGACAATGGGTAATCATTACCTTTTAAATTTGTACGGATGCTCATTCATTTCTTTAAATGATGAGCATTTTTTAATTGACCTTATGGAAAATGCTGCAGAGGCAAGTGGTGCTTCTGTAGTTAGAACCATATACAAAAAATTTATTCCTCAAGGAGTTACAGTTTTGTCTCTCCTTGAGGAGAGTCATATCAGTATTCATACATGGCCTGAGAAAGGTGAAGCAGCAGTAGATATATTCACATGTGGTGACGCAATGCCCAAGATTGGTTGCGACATCATTACCAATCAATTAAAATGTGACAGAAGTACTCTTCAACACATCAAGCGTTGAGTTGGTTAAATAGTATCATGACAAAATTATTTCTAATGTAATGTATAAACCATACTCACCTGAATGGACAAGGTATAGATATTTGAAAGAAGCAATTGATTCTTACCTGAATGACGGTATAGATAATCAAACTTTGATTAAAGATTTACTGACTATTATTGGTGAGCGCCAACTGACAGCGCATGAAGAGTATAAAAAAATGTCAGACTTAGAAAAGAAATTGCGTAAGTAACCTATGCTATCTACTCAATACCGACTTCGACTAGAGTTTATCTGCAAGAAGATTGCTAACAAAGAAGAAGTTAAGTTAGAGGATATGATCTGGGCGGAGAAACTTGCTAAGGCACATACGACTGCTAGAGAGTGGTTGAGGAAAGCAAGACGCCATGCAGCACAAGACATTGAAGAAGGAAGTATTGACGACTTCATGAATAAGATGGGACTAGGAGACCCCGATCCATCAAACTATAAGACTGGATTTGACGGAGCAGATGACATTAATGACTGGTTCAAACGAGACAAACCCGACGACTGGAGGCAACATGACTAAATTTTTGATGTTTACAAAGGAGTCTTGCGGACCATGCGGACTCGTAAAAAGATATATTAAAGCTCTCGGAGATCCACGCGAGAGTGTTATTGAGGAAGTTTTTCTTGAGGACTTTAGTAATGAACCTATCCCTGAAGAGAATCTTGCACTCGCCAAAAAGTATGGTGTAACTGCTACTCCTGTTCTTATTATTGCTGATGAGAATGGAGAACTATTAGAGACTTATACTGGTGGTATGCCCATCACACAAAACATTCGTAAGTTGTGGGCGAAGTACGATGTCTGATGTAACGAATATGAATATTGTCTTTAATCTTTTAGAGAAGATTGAAGAACTGATTAATGCTAACATCACCCGATCAACAGTGGTGAATAGCAAGGGAGAAGTAACAAAGAAGATCACTATCGAGTACAAGTAAAATGATAGCAGTAATCTATTCAAACGGTTCTCAGGAGTGTGAGCGTATCGCACAACTCCTCAAGTCCCTTGGTGGTGAGTTCTTAGAGTACAAACTCAATAACCACTTCACACAGAGAGCATTCGAGCAGGAGTTTGGACCAGATGCAACGTACCCACAGGTTGCGATCGGTTCTAGACACGTTGGAAACATGAAGGAGACGCTCCAATACTTCGAACAGAAGGAGATGCTTAAGACAAAATAAAACTGGTATCAGAGTGATACTTTTTGTATCCGTTGTAACACTTACTTGACTATATAGAATTGATGGTCTATTATAGACCTGTCGTTCATCCCCTTCGGGGGACGCAAGTAAGTCGCGGAACGGATCGTTCATCCTAGTATGGAACTATTACTTACACTTGTCCTTGCTTCGCATAATCCACATGCGACTGGACCCTACGACTGGCATATGTCCTGTGACAGATGGCAGACTAGAGCAGTCGAGATTATGGATGATGAGAACTTACCCGAATCCGAAAGGTGGTTCCTTGTGAATTACCTACGGAACAAGGTAGAAGGGGAATGTGAGTATCCATTCTAGGACGCAAACGACTGAAGGAACGGGAAAAAACGGATCCTGCGTAAGCAGAGAAGGTTAATTTTCACCCACTTCAGGAGATAGACAAATGAACACTCTAAACATCATCAAAAAGCAGATCGAAAAGCAGTCAGCTCTTCACGATGCACAGATTACTCACACTGCATACCGTGGTGTAGTATTCAACCGCAACGGTCAGAAGAAGTCTGAGTGTCATGGAACATTCTGCTATCGTGGTCGTACCTATACCAAGTAAATGTCATGGAAGCACTACAAATAGCGGGAACTATTTCCCTAGGAGCAGTCGCATTCTTGTCAATTATTTACGGGGAGTTGTTACTTCTTGCAAAATGAATACGAAGAGAGAGGGTTCTTGACACCCTCTCTTTTTTTGTGTATAATTACCTTTGTGGAGGTTGATAAGAGATGAATCAAGAAAAGCTTAAGCTCATTATCAGAAATCTAGAATCTCTGGTAGAATGTTTAAAGAGTGAAGTCTATTCAGATACTGAATCGTATCTAGAATATGATGAGATCACTGAATCCCAACAGTTACCACCTATTACTGACTACGACGAAATTTATTCTGATGACGATGGATACCCCGATTGAGACTGCGAAAGCAAAAGTATGTTTAGTATCTGTAACACCAGATGCTGAGAAGCACATGGCCTATTGTGCAAGAGTAAGTAACCCAAAGAACCAGGACAATACTTCTATTGAAGGACTGCTTAAGTATTGTATTAAGCATCAACACTGGAGTATTTTTGAACAAGCAACAATGACTCTAGAGATCAATACTTCTAGAGGAATTGCGGCTCAAATTCTCCGGCACAGATCATTTACATTTCAAGAGTTTTCCCAACGTTATGCTGATAGTTCTTTGCTTGGTAGTAGTATTCCTGTGCCAGAATTAAGGAGACAGGATACAAAGAACCGACAGAATAGTATTGATGATATCGATGACTATACTACTGATAAGTTCCAGACATTAATTGCGAATCATTTTGATCATTCAATGCGTTTGTATCAAGAGATGTTAGAAGCAGGAATTGCAAAGGAATGTGCCCGGTTTGTATTACCTTTAGCAGTACCAACCAGAATTTACATGACCGGTTCAGTTCGTTCATGGCTGCATTATATTGATCTGCGTAGTGCAAATGGAACACAGAAAGAACATATGGAGATTGCTGAACTTGCCAAGTGCACTTTCAAATGTGAATTCCCAACTGTAGCAAGAGCAATGGGATGGGATCCACCATGTGACTGTGAAGACATTCAACCTTGTCTTCGTATAGACTAAATAAATTACACCTATCGAATTGAAATGGCAACTTATCCTGTAATTAATAGAGAAACTGGGGAACAGAAAGAAGTTAAATGTAGCGTTCATGAATGGGACCAGTGGAAAGCAGACAATCCAGATTGGGACAGAGATTGGAGTGATCCATCTACTGCTCCTGGTTGTGGAGAAGTTGGAGAGATTTATGATCGATTGGTCAAGTCAAAACCTGGTTGGAATGATGTACTCCACAAAGTATCTAAGATGCCTGGTTCCCGTGTAAAACCTATTTGATAGTTATGCCTAGTAAGAAAAGAAGTAATCAACCTGCTGTCCCCTTTGGTATGAGTAACAAACAAATGAAGAGGAAGAAACCAATTAATACCGATCTGATGAAAAAGATCGAACCATTGACTGACAACCAAGAGTTGTTCTTCGATTCATATGCAGACGACAAGAACATCGTAGCGTATGGTGCAGCAGGAACTGGTAAGACATTCATTGCCCTCTACAATGCCCTCAGAGACGTTCTAGATGTCAATACACCATACGACAAGATCTACATCGTCAGGTCGCTTGTAGCAACCAGAGAGATCGGTTTCCTACCTGGAGACCATGAGGATAAATCTTCTCTCTATCAGATCCCATACAAGAACATGGTGAAGTACATGTTCGAGATGCAAACTGATAGTGACTTTGAGATGCTGTATAGCAATCTAAAAGCACAAGGAACAATCTCTTTCTGGAGTACAAGTTTCATCCGTGGTACGACAATGGACCGTGCTATCCTTATCATTGACGAGTTCCAGAACTTGAACTTCCACGAACTTGATAGTATAATTACAAGGGTAGGTGAAGACACGAAGATTGTATTCTGTGGTGACGCAACACAATCTGACTTGATCAAAGCAAATGAGAAGAATGGAATCATTGATTTCATGCGTATCCTTCGTCTCATGCCATCAATGAATATTATTGAATTTGGTATTGAAGATATTGTACGTTCTGGTTTTGTGAAAGAATACCTGACAGCAAAAATTCAACTTAATTTGTAAATGCAATTTCAACATCATAATTTTCTAGGTGACATTGAATTAAATAAAAAAGAAGTAGATGGTATCCGACTGTATAACCTTCCAGATGATCAGTGGGTACCATCTATTACGTCTGTAACTTCTTTCTACAATAGACAGATCTTTGCTGACTGGAGAAAGCGTGTTGGTATTGAGGAAGCAAATCGTATTTCAAAACGTGCAACCAAGAGAGGTACTGACTTTCATGAAGCAGCACAGTGCTATCTGATGAACTTGAATATGGAATGGGATAAGTTCCAACCCATTACCAAGATTATGTTTCATCATGCACGACCTTATCTTGACCGTATAAATAATATACATGCCATCGAAAGAACTCTCTACTCTGAGTACCTAGGTCTTGCAGGTAGAGTTGATTGTATCGGAGAATACGAAGGCGAGTTAGCAGTAATAGATTTCAAAACTTCAGATAAGATTAAACCAGAGAAGTGGTTAGAGAACTACTTCGTGCAGGAGATGTTTTATGCATCTGCTTACTACGAGATGACTGGTATTCCTGTCAAGAAACTTATCACCCTAATGGTTACACCAGACGGGGAGGTAAAAGTATTTGACAAAAGGAATAAAGACGATTATATTAAGTTGTTAGTGAGATATATTAAAGAATTTGTACATCACCATACTGGGACAACAAATGGATAATGAACTCGAAAAGGTATTACAAGACAAGTTCCTTTGTCCAGCACGATTCACTCAAGCAATTGAGCAGTTGGTTCTTGATACCGAAGATATGAACTACATTGATGCTATTGTTCACTTCTGTGATCAGAATAGTATTGAAGTAGAGTCGGTTTCAAAACTGATTACCAAACCATTGAAAGAAAAGATTCGGTATGAGGCAATGGAACTGAACTTCTTGAAGCGCACATCCCGTGCCAAATTACCTATTTGATTTCATTTTTGGGGGGAAAAATTCCCGGCAAAAATTTTGACCTATTACTTTTTTCATGATGCCTTTTGATGCATATAAGCAGTACCTTTCGATTCGTAATCACTTCACGAAAGAAAGTTACGACTACCACAAGTACTGTGGAAAGAGTCGTGCGTCCGTGCAATCTTTCTATAAGCGCAAGGATAGATTTTGGTTTGAGAAACTTGCACGGAATAAGAACGACAAAGAGGTCATTGAATTCTTTGTGGCAAATTTTATCTCTGCAGACAACCCAGAGACAGTATGGATTGGTGGTCTCGTAAGAGAAGGTGAATCATATTATAAGGACTGGCAGAAGAGAGTTCAGTCATTGACTTATATTGTGAAGGAAGAAACAGAAAGTCTATTTGCAGAGCATACTTTAGATCAAGTTTTCAATTGTTCTGCAGGACACCCAGTGTTGTTGAAGAGACATCTTGCTGGTGATGTATCTATTGAAACTATGGTAATTTACGATAGGGTCTTTGGTTATATCAAAAACTTTGACAAAAAACTTGATGACCCTGTGTGGAAAACCGTCAGTCTTAAGTTAAAGAAGTACGGACCTTTCCTAAATATTAATGAACTTCGATTCAAGTCGTTAATCAAGAAGATTGTTTTAGGAGAGTAATGAGTTTTTTTAATTCTGATGTAGTGAGAGCAGAGATGACGGAGATCCAAGAACTCCAAGAGGAGATCTATCGGAACGTCTTCAACTTTCCTGGTATGAACAAGGAAGAGAAACTCTTTCACGTTGCACTGCTAGAGAAACTCCTTAACAAACAGAAGGTTTTATATACGCGACTGTCTTTATCGGATGATCCTGAAGCACAGGAGATGAAGGAGCGTATCCTTGCGTCTGCTGCTGTCATGGGTCTCCCTAAAGATGTGGATATGAACATCATCTTCTCCAACATGAACTCAATGCTCGCGACTATGCGGGAAAAGATTGACGAGACAGGTTCCGACCTGTAGAATATAGAAGTCTCACACAGGCCAAATCCAAACAAATACGAGGTAATCCGAATGTCCTTTTCAAATCTTAAGAAGCAATCCTCCCTGGGATCGCTTACATCTAAACTCGTCAAGCAAGTCGAGAAGATGAACAATGCTGGTGGTGGTGGCGCAGATGAGCGTCTCTGGAAACATGAGATGGATAAGACAGGCAATG